ATCTTAATAACTTGTGGAAGTTTGGATTGAGGTCTTAATGTAAAATCTGAAGGATAATCAAAACCAATATTTTCAATCGTTGCCTTTTCAATTTTTCCTATTGAAGTACTGGAAGCTTCCAAAATTGCACCAGTACCTGTGTTTGTGCTTACAGTTGAAATACCAGGTAATCTTGTATAACCTCTTCCCTTATCTGCAATAGCAACTTCTGCAACAGGGCCATAAGCACTCTTGGATGGTGTTTTATACTTTATTTGAGTATCTGTAGAACTTTCGTAACTAGCTTCTTCTGGATATCTATCAAGATTATATGTGAAAGTATTTTTAGAATTAGCAAGAATCTGATGTCTACCAGCATAACGACTTCCTCTAATCGAAACTGAATTATTTCCTGCAATACCCTTATCTAAAACAAGTTCTTTATTTACATCTGGATTGTCATCTGAAGTAGTAGCAACTAAATTATAATAAAGAATTTTAGGTGTATTTTCATTATATGTTACTACCACCTTACCATCAACACCTACAGTACCACTTCTAGTGACATTGAAAGTAGTCTTTAATTCATTAGATGTATATTCATGAATAAAATTAGAATCAGTATAAAGTTCAAAATCAAATGCAGGTAAAGTATCAGTAATCTTTGTATATGATAGAGAAGAATCTGATACATCAAAAGTTATGGTTCCATTTTTATAAAATTCTAATGCAGGATTAACAAGATTTAAAACTCCACTTCTAGCAGTAGCATCAGTATAAGCATTAGTAATACCTACAAACTTTGGTCTCTTTTGTTTGGTTTGGAAACGACTACCACAAAGTTTAATCAAATCCTTAGTAAGAACATATACAAAATACTCCTCATCGTTTACCAATCCAGTGGCAGGGGAAGATGATGTATGAACAACTCTTTGACCAGTTTTTAGTTCATGATTAACAATTTCAATTGAATCTGGTTGACCTGTTAATGATGAAGTTGTTGTAATACCAGCTGCAATAAAGTCTAATGTTCTAGCAATAAGTTTTCTATTTGCTTTATTATACTTAATTGGAACTGTAGTAGTAATACCAGCATCAATAGTAAGTTCTACAAGATCATTATGTTTTAATCCATGTGTGCTAGCTACTGAAACTGTTACTAAATTCTTTTCAATAGTTCCTTTTACAGTATCATCATAATTTTTCTTTAAACTATGACGCTTACCAGTTCCTGGATTAATAAAATATACTAAACCTTGAGTTACATTAGTTGCTCCAACTCCTACAAAGACATCTTCAGGGGTTCTTGTAGCATCCGTAGGAGTAACAGAAGCTATACCAATCCTAACTGTTGATAATCCAATTAAATCATCACTTAACTTGGCAACAAATAAAGGTACACCTTCAGCTAGATCTACTACTGGTGCAGTAAACGCAGCATTGGCTCGGTTAGTCGATATTGATATAGATTCGCCACCATTTCTATTGTAAATAACAGAATCACCAGTTTTTAATTTATGATCAGGTAAGTAAATCGATCTAGCAGGAATAAAGAGTCTTGATATACCAGCACCTGGATTTTCAAAAGTAATAGTTGTTCCAATACCAACACCAGCAGTAGTTCCAACACCAACAGATTCTAAAGGATAGAAATAATATTCATGATCTACCGCACCATTAAATGATGTATCAAATCCAGAACTAATTGTAAATTTTCTAGGTCTCTCTTCTACAGGAGTCTTAATAGTATGTGCAACACCAACAGTGCCGTTTTGTGCTCTTAAAATTCTTATTCTACTAGAAGCAGGATCTACATTTAAAACTTTGATTTCTTCACCATAACCAACATGATCTTTATTGGTAGTAGTTCCAGCACCAATTCTTAAAATATCATTTTCTCTTATTCCTATTCCATTAAGAGCTTGATAAGGTTGTGGTAATGTTCCTTGAACAAACATGTAAGTAACAAAACCAGTGATTGCAGTTGCTCCAATTGCTTGAGATACAAGTAATTTTTGAGAACTAATTCCAATAGTATAGGCTTTTTGAGCAAGAGTAGTTGCAGTAGTTGTTAATCCAGAAACGTAAATATCATCAAGATTTTGGAAATCTAATGGATCAGTAGCAATACCAATAAATGTCTTACGTGCCTGACCTGGATAGAATTCAACTCCAGTAACTTTAGTGTTTGTTACTGCAATGGTTCCAATTCCTGGTCCATCAACTTTAGAAACTTTCGCTACTGCTTGGAAATTATCAGCTACTTTTTCCTCAAAAACAAGTTGATCACCAGTTCCATAATTAGATCCACCAGTAACAACTCCAACCTTCTCAACATTTCCCTCTTTAGCATATACAACAGTACCTTCTTGAGTTATATACTTATAAGATTGTTTTAGATAATCATAATAACTACTATCTTGAAGTAATTCATAAGGTTCAGTATTTCTAACCCAAAGAGTGTCATTTAAATCAATTAAATCTTGATTACTTCTGGATAATGTATTAAAATGATTTGGTTGAGCCCAATAATTATCACCAATTAGATATGGGAATGCAGGTCTCTTATAATTTTGGAATGGATTAGCAGCACCATGTGCTAAATTTCCATCAGTTAAATCAGTATCAAAAGTTGAAAAATAAGCATATGTTCCATTAGGGAATTCTGGTGTAATACCATATCTTCCGTTATTTTCATCAAGATATTTTTCATCAGTATTACTATTCCAAGTAAAATCTTCCAAGAAGAATTCTGATGGGAAAACACTTAAAGGAGGTCTATTTGTTTTATAATCAATAGAATATCCAGATCTTATTTGAGTTATATTACCACCAGTACTCTTTTCATAAGCATAAGGGCCGTAAATTGGCAATCCATCATATGCCCATCCAATTATAGGTGAATGTCTTGTTTTATTTTCTTCTGTTGAACCATTAAGAAGAGTAAGATCCCTAGCACCATATATTGCAGTTCCTTCTGCATCATTTTGATAAACAATCTTTCTTAGTGTTCTGGGGCAGTATGCATGAGAAATTTGTAACCCTTTACTAATTTGAGTGGGTTTATCAATGAAAGTATCAGAACCATCAATGTTATTATAATTCTTTTGAACCTCATTAACTTGCCATGTAGTCATATTGACAAGGAAGTTTGCAAATTCACCAGCTGCTTCTACAGTAAGTGCTGTTGTTGAAGCACCATATCCAACACCACTCCTAATAATCTTAACAGATATAACCTGACCACCAACAATTTCAGGAACTAATAATGCACCAGTTCCAACACCTGCAACAGAAATCGCAGGAGGTGTATTATAAGATACTCCTCTATTGTTAATAGCAACGTCAATTATTTTACCATCTGCAACAACTGCAAGTAATTCACAACTCTTTCCACTATACAGATCAACTTGTGGTTGCCTATTAAAGTTTAAAATTTCTGAAGCACCATATCCAACACCACCAGCAGTTAAATTAATAGATGTAACTTCACCTCGAACAAGAGGTTGAGGAATACATTCAAAAGTATTTCCTTCAATAGAATCAATACCAACAATACCTTCAACTTTTACCTCAATTGCTGGATAATTGAAATTATGAGTTGCTACACCAATCGATCTAAAGTTCTCATATTGCTTAGTCTTATAATAAAAATCTTTTACAGTTGTTCCAACGCCTACTGAAGCTAATTTGAACGTATTATCATCTAAAACATTAACATAATATTGATTGCCACTAGTAAGACCTTCGATAGTTGTTCCATCTGGATCTTTAGTGTAAATAACAATCTCACCATCTTTATAATCATGATTTAAAATTGTAATTCTATCAAGTGCAGTGTTAATACCCACTGGATTGCAAGTTTTATGCTTATTCTCATATCCATCACCAGTCTCCAACAGATTAATAGCACCCACTTGTGCCTTTCCGTTTAATGAATGCATTAAATGGTTTCCTGTTCCAAAATCAGTGAAATTTATTGTTCCAACACCAGCAACTGCTTCATCTAAATTTCTATGTAATCTTATAGTTTTATTTTCTACCCAAGGGCTACCTTTATCAGTAGCAACACCAGACCAACCAGTTCCTGGGTTTTTTGTAATTGCATAATAAGTTGCACCAGTATCTAAACCTGCTAATGCTGTTCCACCTTGAGTATCATATCTAACTCTCTCAAAATTACGGAATTTATGATAAGTTAAGAATCCTACGTTCCATTCTCCAGTAACACCAGATCCAACTACACTTGTACTAATAGCACTTCTACCATCACCATATGTGCTAATTGCAATAACACCAGAACCAGAACCAGCATTGAAAACTACAGAATGGGGAACTGTTACCAATTTACATTCTGCTTTAGCTCCTTCTCCATTACCACCATTGATACTCACAGTAGGAGTCTCAACATAATCAAATCCAGGTTCTAAAACTCTAATTTCTTGGAATTTTCCTCTTGTTGCAACAAAACCAGTTGCAGCAACTCCAACACCATCATTAATTGCTAATTCTGGTGGATTAATAACATCATAATATCTACCACCACCAACACAATCAATTGATTTAATATCTCCATAATAAACCAAATCTTTTGATTTATAACTTAAAACTTCAGTTCCATTAATTAAAAGACCATTATAACCAATTTTTGTTGGATATCTTTTGCCATCATAAGTTGGCATATCAAACTCTCTAAAGAGTTTTTGTGGTTGAATTATCTTATTATGAAAATCATACTTCTCAAATGTATTATTTGTTATAGTTGTTTGAACAGTAGATTCAGATATCTTTTGATAATTTCCATCATATAGGTTAGATAAGGATTTTGCTAATTTAATATCATTATGATTAATTCTTTCTACAAAATATAAACCTTCACCGAAAAGGAAACTCATTACAGTTCCATTTGTTGCTAATTGTGGTGTATAATAAATCGCATCACCACTAAAGAAGTTATGGTCATGAGTTCCTGTTGTTATTCCAATAATAATATCACCACCATTATAAGTTCCAGAAAGACTGATCTTCTGAGTGCTTGGATTTAACTTAGCACTATCTGATGATGGTAATGAGTTACATGAAACTAAATTCTTTAATTTGGATAATGTATGAGCATATCCAACTTCTCTCATATAAACATTTTGAACATTTGCAGTAAAATTATTCAAATGTTGGTGATTATCATCAACACCAGTTCCATCACAATTTGGTTTAGTAAGAATATTCTTTATACTGACACAAGCAGAAAGACTACTTATAGCAGCACCTCTTATTCTCAATATCTTATTGCTAATAACATCAGTTACTGAATATGTTCCATCTAATGTTGTATTGTTTGTCTGTATTGTTACTAAATCACCAAATCTAATTCTATGGAAATCCTCTAAAGTTACTTCATAAGTATTGTTTGAAGCATCTTGTACAGTAATAGTATCAATGTCATATCTTGTTGATATATTGGAAATCCAATTTTTTGATTTAAAGTCATCAACATGTGCAATTTTTCCTAATGATTTTAACTTAATTTTTCCACCTTTTTTCTGATAGAATGTATCTGGAAGCTCTACATCATTCAATACACCAGTAATTCTAACTCTTATACCATCTGTAGTAAGACCAACAGCAGTTCTATCTGCTTTTCCTAAAGCATACGCATATGTATTTTGCTTAATTAATGCAGCATCTTTAATTGTTGTAGTAATTCCAACGACACCAACAAATTGAGTAGTTGTTGTTGATGAATATGTTGCTACTCCAACAGTTCCATTCTTATACTGGAAAGTAAGAGATCCCTTATCTGGGAAACCAATTGTAGAGTCAACATCAATATAAGTTTGTGCTGTTCCAACAGTTTCAACGGTAACTTGACCAACAGCTCTTGTGTTTGCATGAACCCTAAAATCACCGTATAATAGCGAGCTAGAACCGCCTGTACCAAACGAATCATCGACACTTACCTTGTAGTAGGTATCGGTTAAAAGACCTACTCTGATCCTTTCTACCATTGATATAGGGGCATATGCTTTACCTATATTCTCAAACTCATCCTGGAAGAGAGTTTTGTTCTCCAAATCCATAGGATCACCTTGGATTGGTTCTACAATAATATCACGAGTCTTTTTATAATTTGCGTCTGAAGGAGCAATTACATTATCTGCAGGTCTTTCAATAGAAACATCTTCATTAAATAAAGATCTGAATAATAACTTAAATGATTCATCAGTTCCTCTTGAAGCATAAAAATCTTTTGAATGTCGAATGAATTGTGGTTCATTTAACGATATATTTAATTCTTTTTTAAATCCTGGTAAAAATTGTTCTTTGGATTTTCTTAAAAACTCTTTTAAGAATAAAACACTTAAATTTTCAACTTGACCACCAGAAGTTCCTATTCCAACCTTATGAGTTGTTGCTTTTGAATCGGAGAATATAAACTCCTCAGGCTCGTCTGGATTGCTAAATGATGTAATACCACTAAATCCACGAATACACCCCTCAAAGGTGCCATATGTACGGGTATGAGCAGTGGTTCCTACACCTTCTATGACAGAATCGGATATAGTTCCTAAACCAGTATATGTAACAATCTCATCATCTAACTTCAATAAACCATAACTATCAGGATATCCCAGTGTGCTATTAACAATTATTTGACTATCAAATTCATTAACATCAGTAATAAGTGTTGTAAAACCTACAAGAGTTCCAGATTTGTTTAATTGAATATAAGAATCTAAATTATTGACAATATCAATCGGAGCACCTTGATATTCTTGTGCTTGATAATATTGACTCAAGAATTCACCCATTAAAGGATTATCATCCCTAATATGAGTAGGAAGTTGTTCTTTTACAACTTTATTAATCTGAACTCTTTTATCTGGCATGTTGTTATCTTGTTATCTGTCTTGCGGTATAACTTGGTGTAACAGTATATGTAGAACCAGATGGATCTGCTCCAGAAGCAATTTCATCGACAACCATCTCTATCTCACTAGTATCTAGTTGTAAATAAAGATCTTGTAATCCAATAACATCATTTGACTCAGGAATTCCAGAAATTTCCATAATTTGCTGCTTATCCTTTGTTTTACCTGATGTAATATTAATAGGATTTAAAGTAAGACGACCTGTAACATAGTTAATAACTCCAATATTTTGTCTTTCAACAGTAGGAGTTGTTGATCCAGGAGCATCTAAAGAAAATAATCCTAAAGTTCCAGTCTTTTTATCGATATTTGGAGTATCAAAGAGGTAAACATTAGGTGAAATATCCAATACTCTAAAAGCACTAGACCTAATATTATAGCCATCCATAGAAGAGATATGGAATTGATTACCAAAATCGATTGCATATTCAGCAAAAATATCAGTTGCAAGTCTCAAATCCCGTCTCATCTGTATTGTAGTAATATTAGAAGTGATAGATTCGTGACTTTGATCGATAACTTTCAAGAATTTACTGTATTTAAACCTTGCACCATACTTATTTAACTCCGCAGAATTAGCTAGTTTGTTGATATTACTCGTTACAACAGTAGAAACGAATAATGCATTCGGAGCTTTACTAGTATTATAGTAAATATTACTATCAGTTTCCAAATATAGGTATTTTAGGTCAAGAATTTCGGGAACAATACCTGCAACAGAGTATTTTCGGAGGTCTCTTTTGATATTTTCCTTAATTGCATTTGGAACAAAGTCACCAGTTCGTGGTTTTATGCTAATAAACACCTTTCCATACTGTGGAGGAACCAATTCTTCGCCTCCATAGACGGAAATTGACTCCGTTTCGGGATAAATCTTGTTTGGAATTAAAATTTCATAGTCATTTGAAGTCAAAGCACGGTTTTGAGTTGCATAAATCTGTGGAGCATACTTTTTAACACTATCCACACTCTCAATTGCCTCTCCACCACTAGATGGATTGTCAGCCGTAACCAGCGAAATACCGCTTGTAATGGTGTAATCTTGTGCATTCCTATTATAAGTGCATTTTCCACTAAAAGCTAGGTTACTAACACCATTTGCATCAGCACCATTAGAGATAATATAGGAAACTTCGACAATATTTCCATTTTCTAGTGCTTTTCCAAAGATTCCGTCACCAAAAATGATCTCATATTGCTCATCTTCCACCTCTTGAATGTAATAAATTAGCGATTTTCCAGTAATTGCGGTTCCAGTGTCAGCATCAAAGAGACTATCTTGCCTTGTATAGTTAGAAAGTAGTGAAGAAGTAGCTACTGGTCTTACATTTACTGTTAAAGTGCTTAAATCGATGCCACCATTAGATAAAATGAACCTTTGATTGACATTTTCACTAGAATAAGTAAAAGATTGGTCAACAACAGTGCCTTGATAGACATCTACATCATAAAAATAAGCAACTCCGTCAATTACTGACTTAGAAACGTCTTTTGTGATGCCAAAAACGAAAGATTGACCTCCAAATGAGTTTGTAGAGACAACTGGGCCTTTTTTTAATGTAATTGATGTTGGTGGAGGGGTAACTCCAGGTTCAACAGAGAAATTTATTGATAATCTTGATGCTTTTCTTGATCTTGGAACATATCCGATGTTTCTTGCGAGTGCAACTACGTTTTCTCTAAGGGTTGCACTGTCAATAAAGACCTCATTAGAGATCATATTGGCATTATATGAAGTTATGTAAGTATTATATGCTAAAACATCTAAAATTGCTGACAGATTAGACCCTTCGAAGTCATAATCCGTAAAATTCGAATTGGATTGCAGATATTGTTTAAGATTATCTTTAATCTGGTCAAAATCCAGACTAGTAAAATTTAATAGTGACATTTATCGTGATGGAAGCAAGGCAAATTCGACTTGAGAGGGTGGAATATCTATTCCAACAATTCTATAGCTAATAATTACATCATAATTATTAGAATCATAATTTGGGTTAACATAAATCTCAATAAGTTCTACTCTTGGTTCATAATTTTCCAAAGAGTTCTCAATTTCTTCTTTTATCGATGCAGCAGTTAATTCACTAATATTTTCAAATAATATTTCACCCACATGAGACCCAAATTCAGGAGCAAAGACTTTTTCACCAGGAGTTGTTAGTATAATATTACGAACTGCTCTTGCAATGGCATTTTCATTCTTCAAAGCAATCAAGTCACCACTTAAGGGGTTAAACTTAAATGATAAACTAAGATCTTTAAAAGTTTTGCTGACTCTTTGAGCTGGCATTGAAAATTATATAGACAATATAAGTTATTTATTAAGATTTATTTGTATTCAGAAATAACCTCATAACTTTCCACCTCATTAGTCACTTCTAAGTCAAAAGGATCTGCTAAACGCTCAAAAAAGTCGCTAGAACTCTCTATATCACGTTTTTTTGGAGTCAATTTATCATTTGCAATCTCTCGAAGCATTTGTGATTCCATAGTTTCTCTCCTTTGCATTAAAAAAGTGCCTAAAAGAACATTTGTTCTTATTTAGACACCAAATATGTTATTTTCCTTGGCCTCGATATCTCTTTCGTGCTTTGTTACGAGAAGTCGCTGACATTTTACTGTGCTTTCCATTCCCTTGTCGAGATTTTTTGGGTATCGACTCAACATAAGTGCCACCCAATAGACCTGTTTTTACTTTTGCCATAATTTAATTTGGATTATAAAGATTTAATATGTAGACTGCTAGAACGATGCCTAATACGACACCTAATCCAACCACTGCTATAAGATTCATCATTGTAAAGAATTCAATTTGGTTTCAACTGATTCGGGTGTTGCTTGTATCCGATAAGAGACCTGATCCCTTCGAGAGAGTTCGGTGAGGATCTCTGATGCGAGATCCCATAACTCTTCAGTCTTTAGTTGTTTGTTTATTTTAAATAACACGAGTTTTTTCGTGGCCTACACGAATTCGAGGGTCCGCCCAGATTTCGTAACCAGCATCCTGTGCATCTAAGCAGAACGATACATCTTCTCCACACATATCTTGAACATCACCCGATTCAAAGACTTGCATCTTAGGAGCAAACCAAGGATACTCAAGTTTCTCAAATACGCCATTCTGAATTAATACCCAACCGAAACCAGTGTAGTCACATGTGAAAGGTTTCTTACGCTTACCCATTGTCTCAACGGTTTCATGATTCATAACACCACCGTTCTTACGGAAGTCATCTTCTTCCAACCAGTGAGCAATAGAAGTAGTCTGACCATCTTCAGTGGCATACCAACCAGCAACAATCCCCTTTTCATTACCTTCACTATCAAGTGCTAGATCGGCAAGTTGCCAGAACTTGTTAGTATCGAACACAATGTCAGAGTCAATCCATAACTGATAGTCATACTCTAGTTTACCATCCCAAGGTATTTGTTTTGGGCCACGTAATACATTTGCACCGAGAACCTTACAACGTGCAAAGTTTACCATTGATGAGTAATCTTGACTGATCTGAATACTCATTCCGTTCTGAACCATGTCAAAGCATAGTTGAACAAAATTCTTTAGGAAGATATAAGAACATCCTCTACCTGGTAAACAGAAGACGATTTTCTTACCCTTCATTCTTTCTCTAATTGCATCAATATCCCATTCAGGAGCTTTTGTTTTTGGTGCAACTGTTTTTACTTTAAATCCTTTAGCCATACTGTGTAGCTCGCTTCATTTATTATAAGTCAATTATATGTATATGTCAAGATA